CCAGCATCAGCACCAGCATCAGCATCAGCACCAGCATCCTCATCAAATGTATCTTCCATATCTGATGATTCTACTTATGATCCTCAATGGTTAGGAAATAAATTAAAAACATATGAAACATTAACTCCTGTATTTAATAATTCATATAATAGAATATCATCTGATAATAAAACAGGTTCACAAACATCTAAATCTTCAAATAATATTGCTAGTATTTTTGAAAAATTACAATCAAGAGAAGGCAATGCATTTTATGTTGGTGCTGCTAGGATTGCTGAAAGTCAAGCTAAAAATATTTCAAAATTAATTAAAAAAGAATTTCAGAAAAATAAAAATAGTGAACTTTTAACAATGTTTAATAATTTTTTAAATAAAAAAATGAATCAATCACCAATTAAAAATGCAGAGGAAATAGATACTAAATTGCCTTTTTTAAAAGTTTTAGCTTTTTATTATAAACCTACTACAGCTAGTAGTTCTAAAGATATTCAAGATGATGTATTTAAAAAGGCCATCAATGATAAAAATATAAATAAAAATTTAATTAATCAAACAGCTTCTATTCTAGATGAAGTTGAATTAGGTGCCGATTTTAATAAAAATAGAGGAAATGTTAAATTTTAATCTATTAAGTTTATACACTCCATGCTCTATATCTAGTTTTGATTATAAGATGTTTCGTATGATATTTATTATTTTTCGTTTTTGTTTTATATACATTTGATTCTATTTTAGGCAAATGTATATATTTTCCACAAAATTTAGTTATACTGTATATAACATCTTGGGGTATAGTACCAAATATTTGTGACAAAAACTTATAAGATCGGATTTTTGAAACCATCTTAATATATTTAAATATTTTTTTATTATATTTATCAAATATATATTTTTTTTCTATATATTATATGATACTACATTTTTCTTATAAATAATATTAAAAATTGAATATTATTTATAATATTTATTAATCTTGTTAATTAATATAGCATATGAAATATGACTATGGTTGTAGATAATAATTTCAAAAAATTTAATAATGCTACTATTATTATTATACCATTTGAATATTTTGATAAAAATTTCAATCTCTTACTTAAGACATTATATAGAAAAAAATATTCACTTATATTTATAACCGATGTTAGTAATATTAAAATGTTAAATAAAGTGTATAATAATTTATCTATCCCTTCATTTAATTATAAAATTATTATACAATTAAATAGCTCCAATAAAACAAATATCATTTCAAATGAAAAAATTAATTATAATTATATACAACTTATTCATTTGAATTAATATTATTTACTCCTATAATGAATATCTTAAAATTATTTTATAAATTTAAACTTACTGTATTACTTGTTTCGCTTCTATTTCTTCTTCTTGATTTCTTTGGTAAATTATTATTATTTTCTTCTTTATAATCATTTACGCTTATTTTTTCTATATCATCAGTATCTTTTTTCTTTAATCCTGCTAATAAATCACTAATATCATCTGGTCCTTTCATTTCTGGTCTTCTTGATCCATCTTTTGCAAAATTTATATCTGGTCTACTCATATGAACATTATCTGGTTTAGCCATATTCATAAAACTTCCAAATCCTGGATTATCCCTACTCATTTGATTTACTGCTGCTTGTGTAAACTGATTCATTAAATCTGGATTTTGTCTCATTATATCATCCATTCCTGGCATACTTGATTTAAACATCGTATTTGTCATATGTATCATTATTCCGCTTCCTGCTAACTGAAATAATAATTTTATTTCTGGTGCCATTTTTCCTTTTGACTTATATTTATCATGCAATTCTTTAAATATTTCATCATATTCATTTATATTTTCATTTACTTGTTCTCCCCAACCATCTAGCTTTACATCAAATGGATCAAATTTATTATTTAAAAACTCCATTCCTGTTATCATTGCCATTAGCATTTTTCCCTGAAATTTTACACTATTATGCTTCTCTTTCTCTTCTATTAATGTTTCATATTCTCCTTGCATCTCTAATAATGATGATTCCATATCATATTTTTTACTTAATGTTACACCTTTCTTTTCTAATTCCTCAAGTAACTTTAAATATTTGAATTTCTCTTTTAATGCATCTGTTTTTGACATCTCTACTGTTGATGGCTCTACTACTGTTTCTAATTTAGAATAACCATCCCAACTTTGTTTTACACTAGCTGCTTTATTATCATTATTTCCTCCAAATAAACTTGACATAAATCCTTTATTTTCTTTAGGGGGGTCTTCTACTATCATTGGTTCTTCATCTACTACTAATCCATTCAATTCATTTTCTAAAGCATCTATACTTGTTACTTTATCATCCATTGAATTACTAACTTTATTATTTGCTAATAATTCTACTCCAGCTATGCTTCCTGGATTACTATCTAAATTTAAAGTTATTTCATCCGGTTCTAAATTTAAACTGATCGGTTCTAAATTCATTCTTATTATGATTTAATTAGAATAATTAATTTTAAGTACTCCGCATTAATTAATTTAATTTATTACTAATTATATCTTAAATTATATTTTATATAATATATCCCCTGTAATAATGAATCTGCTAAATCATCTTTCTTTCCTATAAATAACTCTTTACTTGTACTTAATTTTTCATTTGTATCTAATATCTTATTCGTTAAATTTATTCCCATCTTTTTTCTAACACTATATGATGTCTTTTTTATATTTTCTATATTTTCATATTCTTTTAATAATTTTAATTTATTTTGTGATGATACTATATCTATATTTTCCATATTTCTCTGTATAAAATACTGTATTATCATCCCTTGAATTGTTTTCATCCTACTTGCTAATGTACTTATTTGATTTTCTATTATTACATAATCTATATTATTTTCATCTTCTGATAATAACTTATCCAACTCTATTTTTATATTTCTTCCTAAAGTTATTATATCTATATCTCCTGCCTTTTTATTTTTTTCTAATATACTATACTTTTCTTTATGTTTTATACAATAAAATTTATCTTCACTTTTATATTTCCCTATACATTTACAATTATTTCCATTCTTTAATTTCCCATTACATATCTCTTTTTTATTATCTATTAATGAAATCGTTTTCCATTTTAATATTTTTTCTATATTTCTTTTTCCATCTATTTCTAATAAACATATTCCTAGATTTTTTATCCCTACATCTATACTTAATAATGTAAAATTCATATATTTTTTATTATATTTTAATAAAAAATATATTATTATATCATTTAATTATTATTTAATAATGATACTAGCTCATCTTTTTTTAATTTTGTTATACTTATTTCTGGATTTCGCTCTTTTACTATTTTCTTTAACTCTGGTACTGTCATTTTATCATAATCTGTAAGTGAATCTAACTCTAATATTTCTATATTATTACCGTCCGCTACATCTTTTCCATTTTCCCCTACTACATATTTTTCAATTTCTATTTCATCATCTTCATCATCATCTTCATCTTCATCATCATCTTCATCATCATCATCTTCATCTTCATCATCATCCGATATTACCTCTCTTTTATCATATTCTACTACATTGCTCATTAAATTTATATTACTACTGCTTATATTATCATTTGTTAGTCCAATATTTTTTTGTATTAACTCTATTTCATTTGTTAATGCCGTTGTTAATTCCATCAAAGTTGCTATTCTTAAATTTATATTTTTTAAATTATATCTTACATATAAAAAACATCCTCCTATCAGTAATATTATACCTAAATAGACTAAACCTATACTCATTTATCTCTTTTCTTATTATTTTTTTTTCAATTAAACGAATACATTTAATTATAATTCATAGCATCATCTATTATCTCTTTTTTATATTCTAACTTTTTTAATACTTCTACACCCCCATTTACTTTTGCTATACCTTTCTTTAACTTATACGTACATATTAATTTTTTGTTTTTATAATATGCTTTCATATTATTATTAACTATTGATCCATTTTCACATATTCTTTCTAATTTATTACACATACCTAAATAATGTGTTGTTAATATAAACTTTACATTATCACAGTTATTTAAATATTTTAAATATCCATAACCTGCCATTGATGCTTCTATTGGATTTGTACCACTATATAATTCATCAAATATACAAAAATGTTCCTTATTTTTATTTAATATTATATCATCTAATATTAATTTACATCTTCTTGCTTCTGCTTGAAATAAACTATCTCTATTACTTGTATCCGGTATATTTAAATAACTATGTAGTTTATCATATAACTTTACTCTACCTTTATCATAATATCCATAACCTATTTGCTGTGATAATAATATATTCAATAATACTGTTTTTATTAATGTTGTTTTCCCTGAAGCATTTACACCTGTTATCAATTTATTATTTTTTAATATTATATTATTTTTTACTATTTTTTCTCTTATTTCTGGATAGTACATATTTTTCATTTTTGTATTTCCCTCTATATATATTGCTTTTGTTATTTTGTTTTCTAATATATTTTTGTTTATTGCTCTTATATTCATCAAATAACCATTGAAATTACACAAATATAATAATATTTTACTTATATCTTCATTCATATATAAACTATAATATTCACTTCTTATTACTCCTATATTTTTTATTACACTAATATTTCCTTCCGATATACTATCTAAATTTGATAAATACTTTTCTAATATATTTTTAAAGTCCAATATATTATTATTAAATTTTTCATAACTCTTCATATTTTCTGTTATGTATAATAAGTTTTCTATATTATTTTTACCCTTTTCCATATATTTTTTTACAGTATATAATTCATTATTGCTTTCTATAACATATTCTTTCAATCTAATACATTGGTTTATATTTTGATATATTTGAAATATATACATTGAACCACTAAATACTATTGTTAATATATTACTAGGTTTTATATCTCCTGTCAAAATCATTCTACATACTGGCATTTTACATAGCAATATTTTTAATGTTTTAAAATATGTTGTTAATGATATATTTATCTTCTTAAATCTTAATAAAAAATACGGTATTATTAAAAATATTATTGGTGTTAATAAAGATAATATAGGTGATAATATTAGAATTATTGTATAAAATAACATAAATTTATAATTTTCATTTATACTTTCATAACCATATAAATCTTTTAAATATAAATATGTATCTTCAAACTTTTCTTTATTCTTTATCTTTTCTACTATTTCTAATATGTTCTTCTCCTCCTTATTATCATGCGTATTAATACTTAAACTTGAATATAATTTTTGTGAATCTATTAAAAATTCTCTATCTGATGTATAATATTTACTCCACATATATATCATTTTATTACCAAATTCACTTTCTGTCTCTAATAAATTATTATATAATCCTGCTTCTTCATCACTACTATTTTTTTTTACTAATTCTAAATCTATCTTTATATTATCTGATAATTCTTCTTTATTTTCTATAAAATAAATTGGGAGTTTAAATTCATCATTCATTATTATTTATAACATTTATATATCTTTATTTTACATATTTAACTTATTTAAATAAGCATACTGTATATAGCTATGTTATATTATACATTAAGTAATATTTTACTTATTGAAAAAAATTTCATAGATAATAATAGTTCTTTCATTGATAATTCTAATAATGTTATTCCAACACTTACCGACGATACAATTAATATTCTATATACTATTGAATATAAATTTAAAGAAAGAAAACAATATAAATCTAAATATAATAGTCCAAAACCTATTTCATTTTCTGATATTAGACTAAATCTAAATAAACTTTCTAATAAATCCTATTCCACATATTTTAAACAAATTATTTCTCTACTTCATATTTTAAATAAAAATGAATCCACTGATATTTTTAATGATATTTTTACTCATATTTCATCTAATCAATTCATGGTAAAACCATATTCTAAACTATCTTCATCATTGATTGAAATATTTCCTGAATATTCTACTATTTTTTATGATAATAATAATAGCTTTTTACAAAATATCGCTGATACATCATTTAACTATAATAATTCTGATGATTTTCATGCTAATAAAATTAAAGATAATTTAAAAGCTAATGCTGTTTTTTATACTAATAATTTTATTATTATTAATAACTATGATAGCATTATTGCTAATATTCTAAAATTACAAAATATCATCAATGATATTATTGATAATTCGGATGATCATACTGTTATTTACTATAAGAATAAACTTGAAATTATTTCTGATATTATATTCTTATACAATAAACACTCTATACACGTTATTTATTATCTCCCTTCATATAACAATATTTTTAATAATATTAACCATGTTATATCTAAAAAACCCAATAAACATATTAGTAGAAAAGTTATTTTTAATCATATGGATATACTTGATCTTTATAAAAATATTAAAAATATAAATAATTAACTATAATATAAATATGCAAAACTCTAATATTAATCCTTCAATTAAATATATAGAATCTAGTCAAATTCATAGTAATGATATTGGATCTAAAAATATACAAGTATATGAAATTACTCTATTAAATACTCCTATCTTCATATGTGTTGGTAATTTTAATACTGATATTGAAAATATTATATATTCCCCTATTTATCTTTTATCTCCTAAAAATTTTACTGTTATTAAACAAATTGGTATTTTTGAATTTGAACCTCATGAAATTGACTTATTTAAAACACCTGAAGATACACTTCTTCTAGAAAATATTAAGTCTCCACCTAAATACCCCATTATATATAGCTTTGTTACTAAAGAATTATTAGAAAAATATTCCTCTTCTAATTCTACTACCGATAATCCTCCTACTTCATCTGATGATCCTCCTATTCCACCTGACGATCCTCCTATTCCACCTGATGATCCTCCTATTACACCTGATGATCTTGATGATTTTTCTATTAAAATGAAACCTGAACTAAATGATGGTTCTTTACCATGGTTCGCATTCTTTTTTAATGATGTTAAATTTAGATTACATTCTGTTCCTGGTGATGGTGATTGCTTTTTTGCTAGCGTATCAGATGCTTTTGCTACTATTGGAGAAAACAGATCTATTAAAGAATTAAGAACTGTTTTAGCTGAAAACTTAACTCAAGAAATATACCAATCATATAAAGATAGACAACTTGAAATTGAAAATGCTATTGCTAATACTGAAAATGAAAATACTATTTTAAAAAAACAAATTTCGGACCTACTTAAAACTGCTAAATCTGCTTCCTCTAATGATACTAAAATTAAAATTGCTGAAGAAATTAAGGTTCTTAAAGATCAAATTAATATTAATAAATTTCAATCTCAAATTGCTCCTGATTTATTAGCACCATTTAAATGGATCTCTAATATTAATTCTTTAGCTCAAATGAAAGAATTCGTTTCTAAAACATCTAATGAAGTTGGTTTTAATTGTTACTGGGCTGATGAAGTTGCTATTTCTTTACTTGAAAATACTCTTAATGTTAAATTTATCATTGTTAGAGATAATGATTCTATTAAAGATGCTAAACCTTCTGCTAATTTACATAATATGGATCCTGTTGATGCCCTAGAAGAACTTAACAAATTACATAGAGTTATTTTAGATTGTGGTGAAAGAATTGAAAAAGATGGTAAACCATTATCTACTATTAATAGTCCTGATTACTATATTATACTAGATCATCAAGGCAATCATTATGAATTAATTAAATATGAAAATAAAGGTATATTTAGATATGATGAACTTCATGATAATATCAAAAATATTATTATTCAACGCTGTGTTGAACTTGGTAAATCTTCCAAATATTCACAAATTCCTGAATTTATTAAACTCGCTGAAGAATTTAAGGCTAACAATCCACCCCCACCTACTATTCCTTTAGGTAGTCATGATAGTTCAATTGATTCACAAAAATCTTTAACTGCTAGTATTAATGGTTTATTTGATGAAAATATACATTTCTTATTTTATAAAGGTTCCGCTAACAGAAAACCCGGAGAAGGCACCGGCGAAAAAATTGATATTCCTATTCCCGATAGGTCCACCTTTAAAGAACTTGAATCAGATAAATTTAAAGATTGGCGTAAAAAACTCAGCGATACATTTGAAGACTCTAAAATGTATTTAGACATAGATGGTAAATCTTATACATCTATTCAAGAATTTTATGTTAAAAATAAATTACTTCCAAAAGATAAAGAAAAAACTCCATACGACCTTGATAAAACATTAGTACATCGCGCCCTACTAACTAAATTCCGCGATAATAATCAAGAACCTCTATTTTTAAAAGATATTTTATTAGCTACTAAAAACGCTAAGTTACTTAAATATAATCGAGGGCAAGAGCCTACTGTTGCTCTCGATTTAATGTATTTGCGTAAAAAACTATCTGAATAGATTGTATTAAATATATATATATATAATTATGATATCATATTTTATTGAATATTTATTACCATTTTTCACTTTAGTTTATATTGTTTCAACCGAAATTAAAAATAATCTCAATATGTCTAATCTTACACATTCTGATTTATTAGTTAATGACTCATTATTATTAACTTTTTGTGATTAAAGCTCAAGACTTCCTTCACCTGTTACAGCTAATAATTTTTTATTATACTCTCTTTCATATTCAGACTCTTTTTCTAATTCCTCTTTTAGTTCACTAGATGATTTTTGTGGTATTTCATAACTTTCTTTTTTTACAAATAGTGGAGATGGTGATTTAGGACTTGATCCTTCATTTTCTCTTCTATTACTACTACTATTATTATTCGATAGTACAGAACTATTTGATAATCGCATATTTCTTAAATTTGTATTCTTTTGAATTCTTTCTTGTCTACCTCTATGTAAATCATTTGAATTATATTCCACACTTGATGTACTACCAAAAACGTTACCACAACAAAAAGCAACAGTTAATGCTTTATATATATCATCTGTTCTTAATCCAGCATTTCTTAACTTATCTATTTTTTTTTTAGATATTTTTATTTGTTTTTCTCCTTTACATTTTGAACATTTTATTATTTTAAATGTTTCTTTTTTCTTTACTGGCTTTTTATTTTTACTTTGTTTTATTATTTTTTTCTGTTTATTCAATAACCTATTACCTCTTTTTTTATTTTTATTTCTTTGTGTAATATTTTTTTTTCTATTTATTTTACGTGTCGCCATATTATCTATATAAATTATATAGATAATATTAATTACTATAATTTATTTATAAAACTAAAACGTCTTTTTTAGCCTAACCTTTTAAATCTATTAGGTAAAATTCCTCTTATACCTCTACTTCTACTTTTACTTTTACTTGCTCTTTCTTCTTCTAATTCTTTTGCTCTTGCTCTTTCTTCTAATTCTTTTACTCTTGCTTCTTCTGTTGCTTTTGCTCTTGCTTCTTCTGTTGCTTTTGCTCTTGCTTCTTCTGTTGCTTTTGCTCTTGCTTCTTCTGTTGCTTTTGCTCTTGCTCTTGCTTCTTCTCTCTTAATTTTACCTAGACTACGAGTAAGTTCTCGTCTCCTATAAGCTAAAATATCATTACTTGTTCCTTTAGTCATATTTGATTGATTAAATAAAGCTTCCTTTGCCTTCATAGCGCTGTAGTAAGCTTGCGCCGTTCTGGGAGATAGTTTGTTTATTGGACCTTGATTTGACCATGGCACTTGCTCTAGTCTTTCTTTATTATCTTCACTACGTTTATCACTATTAGATATAGAATCTGAATATCCACAACATAAATATTTATAAATATCATTTATATTCATTCCAGCATTTCTTAATTCATTAAATTTGTTTCTTGATATTCTTTTAGATTTATTACATCTTTTACATTTTATTAGTTTTGATGTTTGTTTTTTACCTTTTCTTTGTCTTGTATTTCTTTTATTTCTTCTTCTATTTAATTTTCTTGATACCATATATTATATTATAATATTTTATTATTCAACTATAGTTAATCTTAATGTTTTTTTTATTGTTTCATTTTTTACGACGAGTACGACGGCGCTTTCTTTTTCCACCAATGTGTAACGTTTTCTCTCCGTCCTTATTAATCTCATATCCTATTGTCTCTATTACCGACTGCTTAGTCCCAAGAGTACTCCTTAGCTCGTCAGTTTCACCTAATTCTTCTTCTGTAAGGAAACCTAATCCTTCTTCTTTAAGGGCGAGCTCGTAGGTGACGATGTAGACGGCGATGTAGGCGCGGCGCTTCTCTTCCACGGCCTTTTCCAACGCCTCCTGCCGCCGCTCCAACGCCTCCTGCCGCCGGCGCTCGCCCTCCTCCTTGCTCACGAGTATGCCGTAGCTCTTCTTCCAACCGAAATGCTCCAAGTGCTCCTTTTCCGCGGCCTCGTCGTCCTCCTCCTCGCTTTCACTGAGGTGGTCTTGCCACGCTTCCTCGGCCGCTTTCTCGACGACTCTCCAATCGGTCTTCTTGCGCTCCGCTTTCGCGAACGCTTTCTTGGCCGCTTCCTTGGCGGCGTCCCTCACGGTCCTGGTGCGTTCTTCATGGGCAAGACTCTCCTCGTGTCTGACGCGCGCGCCGCGCTTTTCTTCCGCGCGACCCCGCTCGCGCCGCCAAGGCAACGTGCCGAGGTCTCCCCCAAGATCGCGATAGTCGTCGAGGCGACCCGCAGCAGAGTCGACAGCTCGGCGCGCATAGCTGCGGCGCCGCTCTAAATTACCATTCCCGTCCGACATGCGCGCGAGCGCCGCGATGAACTTCTCCGGGCTGCTGCTCCCCGTGATCATCACGTGCAGGTCGGGCCGCAGCGTGCTCGGGGTCTCGTCCAGGCCCTTGGCCTCGTCATCGAATTTCCCTCCCCCAATTAATTGATTTTTCTGTATTCTACTTAATTTAAGATTTTTTTTTGTTCTTCTTTTAACTCCAAAGTTTTTACTTATCTTGAATGTGTGCTTCTTCTTATTTATTTTTCTTTTACTTTTTTTAGCTCTCTTGGTTTTTACACCTACAATGTGCCTTTTCTTCATTACCATATAATATATTAAAATATATTATTATTCAACTATAGTTAATCGTAATGTTCTTTTTCTTGTTTTATTTTTTTCTTTTTTATATAACTTTTCTCCATATTTTAAATAACGCATAAACTCTTCAGACCTATATTTATCTTTTATTATTTCATAAAATTTATCTGTTTTTTCACACCCTATTAATTTTTTGTCACCATAACATACTTCAAAAATCTTTTCTAAATCTATAAATAACATTGCCTTTAAAAATATATATGAAAACACATTAGTATCTGTTTTTAAATTTATTTTTTCTACATCACCCACCTTTAATAAATCTTCATAATTTATGTTAAACATCTTTAATAACTTTACACACTGAAATAGTAAAAAATCACGTTCAATATAATATACCTTCATATAACTCTTTACAAATGATTCCTTATTAGCTGTTGATATTTTTTCTGAAAATACTAAATTTAATATACTAGCATATGTCTCTGCTAACATTTCCTCTAATAATAAATTACTGTTTTCTATATTAAATAATTTATTTAATTCGTCATTATATCTTAAATCTATTCTAAACTTTTTCTCTAGATTAAAAGCATGCATTAACTCATGTATTAATGCTCGTATTACTTCCTCCTTCCTATAAATATATACATGATTATCATCTATACATTCATCTATTCTTGTATATGTAAATGCTGAATTTATATTTTTCTCTTTTATACTTTGATCATTAGGTAATACTTTTTTTTGATTTGTTAAATATAAATGTAAATTTATTTTTTTAACACAGTCTTCATCAATATAATTAGTGACAAAAAATAATATATTCTTAATTTTTTCTATTAATTTTTTATACTTTTTTTTTTCATAATCTGAAATATATAATTTTATTATTCTATTATTTACAGTAAATTCATATACTCCATTATATTTAAATTTATATACTTCTTTTTTTATATTTTCTGTCATATATTTGTCACCATCTATTGGCATTAATGTCATCTCTAAATCTTTTTCTTCTATATTTACTTTTTCTTGTTTTGCTTGTGACAAATTTTTATAAAAAGAAAATAATGTATTTTTTATTATTTCTGATTTTTCATTTATTTTATATTTTTTACGTGTTCCCATTATTTATATATATATCTATATTATAACTAATTATGAAAAAAATTAATTTTACTTTCACATATGTTATTTCTATGATTTTTATCATACTATTTAATCTATATTTTTCTACTTTTTATAATACTATAGAACATTTTGATAATTCAGGCAATGATATTTCTAATAATGATTTTAATGATTTTATTAGTAAACATGAAGAAAAAATTAAGACATATCATGATAAAGTTTTACATAATAATACTTTAAATCTTAATATACCTAATATTGATATTTCTGGTATTAATATACCAAACGTAAATAATATAGTAAGTGATATTTTTTCTGGTACTAATACTAGTAATAGTAATAGTAATAGTAATAGTAATTTTAATTACTTAACACAAGTTCCTTGTATGTCATCTACATATAAAGATCAATTTAAACCTATTTCCGGGCTTTAACTTTCTTTTGTTCTGCTAAATACATCCAACCTGATTGATACGGTGTAAAACTAAATTCCAAATTACCTTTCCAATATGGTTTTAGTTCTTTTGGAAAATCAGGTGGACATGGTTTTGATCTATATTCACGAATACGTTTCCATTCATCACTTGTTTCTTTAAAATTATCTATATAAAGACATCCTTGAGCATAATTATTTATAGATCTAGAACCCATATTAAGATCTGCTTTATTAATTCTTACACCATTAATAATAGTAATTGGATTACCTCTTTCAGAAATCATTTTTATATTTACAATAATAATATTGTATTATTGTAATTCAATTTTTATCTTTTACTATATTAATATTAAATATGATATATAAGAAATATCATATTAATTTTGTTATTTTTATGATTCTTATTATAATATTTAATTTATATTTTTCTACATTTTATAATATAATTGAATATGCTACTAATCCGGATGATATACCTCCATTCCAAGTTATATATAATGATTTAACTGTAAATTTAATAGCTGTTAAAGATCTTGTTTCAACTAATGACGAACAACTATTTAATAATCTTATAGCATTAAAATCTCATATTTTTTTAGATAATATACAATACCTTATTTTAATTAATATATATTCAGAAATAAATACATTTGTGAATAATCTAGTTGAAGATAACAATCTTAAAAATTTAACAGTTAAGCAATATCCTCCATCAATTAAAGATTTTTATTCAAAAATTCAATCAATAAGTAGTAATTTAGAAAAAATATTGAATGAATATAATACACATAAAAATAATATTAATCTTATTACTATTGATTATTCAAATAAAAATGTTGATTATGCCTTTACTAATGATTTTGAAATTATTTACAATGATTTAAATGAAACATTATCAGATATACGTACTTTTTTAAATACATTTGAATATGATAATCTTGTATTTTTAAAATCTGATTATGCTATTAACCCTAATTTCTTTATTATTATGGTAGCTATAGCTGCTGAATTTAAGCAGATAAAGCAATTAAACAATGATAATTACAATATGAAACTTTCTGCTGTAACTTCTAATATATCTATATTAGCAAAAAATTTTAAACACTATCACGAGGATATTTATGAAGTTATTTATAATAACCCCACTAATAATAATACTAGTAATAGTACTTCACAAATAAATAAATCTGAATTATTTGACCTTATTAATGATAATTTAGATAAATTTCCAGAAATTGTTACAAAAGACATATTAACTGAACAGTTAAGTACAGTTATCAGAGAAGATGATTTTAATGATAAAGTAGATATTATACTTTCTGCTATTTCAAACAATACTGTATATTAATTTTACTTTTGATTCGCCTTTAAATTATCCAAATCATTATTAATTAATTTGAGTCGTTCATTTATAACTTTTAATGAATCGCATGTAGTTGTTAAATTATTTACTAATATATTGTCACTAGGTCTTTTCAAATGTTTATTATGATTCAATATTATATCTATGTTTTTTAAATTTTCATCTATTTTTTTATCTTCTTCTGATTTTTCTATTTTAGATATCTTTATATCATCCTGTAATTGCTTCAATTCATCAAGCAAACTACCCATATATATATTATCATAAAAAATTCAAATACTTTAATATCATTTATTTTTGTAATATTAATATTAATTAACTAATTAATTAATATTAAATAAATATAATCTATCTACGTGTTGTGCCTTTGCCTTTCTTTTTTATTCTTCTTGTTTTTCTAGAACGCCCACCATGTACTATTTCTCCACTTATTAAGTTTTCTTTTTGACTTACATTTCCTGGTTTATCGGGTGTTAATTTAAACCTACCTACACTCATACTTCCATCATCATTCACTGATACATTAACTAAGTTTAATAATTCGGCTAGTTTATTTGAAGGAATATTTGCTAGTTTTTTTAAATTATCCGCACCTTTTTTATCTTTAATAATATAATTTACATTAGCAATTAACCTTTTTAATTCATTAATATCTCTATCATTTATATCTAATTTTTTAGGTTGTTAATCTTTTGTCGCCATATATATATATATATGAAAAAATCAAAATCTAAAGCTATTACTAAAAAAATATTTAAAAAATTAGGGAAATCTAAAAACAAAGGTAGAAAAAATAAAACTAGTAAAAAAGCTGGATGTATTGATTGGCTTTGTGGATATGAAAAAAATTATTCATCTACTCCTATAACAACAAAGAATAGAAAAGGTTTAACTTTAGGTATGAAAAGATCATCAATTAAAAATATGACACCACGTGATAAAGCTAGTATAGTAGCGTATACTGTAAGAAATACACTTAACAAAGTAAAAGGAAGAGGTTCTCCTTCTGAAGCATATAAAAATTTATTTAGATTAAATAGACAACATAGGCAAACAATGAAAGAATTTGAACTTAATAAAAAAAGAGAAAGAGGTCAACTATGGCTAGCATACTGGAATAGAGAATTACTTAAAAAAGGATTACCTATGATACCTAAAATTTTTGATGAAGATATACCAGATGGTTATCCTCCATTTGAGTCTCCTGGTAGAAGCTCAAAAGAACTTGCTATAGAAACAAGAAATATGGAACAAAGAAAGAGTCAAGGAAGAGAAAGAAGAAGAAAAGAAGCCGCTGAAAAAAGACGCAATAGAGAATTAATATCAGCTACTAAAAAAGGTTTTAGTGATAACGGTAACTAAATCCTATTGATATTAATAAATTCAAAATTATTTATAACTTTGATATTTGGTGATGCCGATATGAATTTACTAGGAAAATTAGTTGTATACATAGTAGTTTTAATATACATGATGTATTTGAATAAAAGTAGTATATAATTTAAGACATAGTACTAGATGTGAAAATATACAAAAGAATAATTATATAAAAATTTATATAATTATATAATTAAGAGAACCATATGTATGATTTGATTATTATTGGTGCAACAAGCAATATATGTAAAACTAAAGTATTTAAAAATTTAAATAACTTAAACAAATTTAATAAAATATATTGCTATGGTTGGGAAAATTGGGATAATAATGATTTTATTTTTTATTTACTTACTAATATACAAGGAAATATTATTAACTTAATACCAAAAATACAATTCATACAAGGTAATTATAATGATTACGATATAACTTTAAAAAATATTGTAAATGATAATTCTATTATTTATGTAGCAACACCACCAATATGTTATGAAGAATTATTAAAATTCAATAAAAATAATAATATTGATTTTAAAATCATATTTGAAAAACCTTTTGCTAATAATTATATTGAATATAAAAATTTAGAATTATATGTAAAAGATAATGTAAATATGATAGATCATTTTTTATATAAATCTGATATAGTTGATATAATTAATAAACATCAAAATGATGAAATAAAGTATTTTAAAATATCGTTTATTTATTCAGAAGATGTAGAAAATAGATTAGGTTATTTTGATAAGACCGGATTATTTAAAGATATGTTTCAATCACATTATTTATCTGTACTATATGAATTAATTGGTGACAAAATTGATAATTTATTATATTCAAATATTAATAAAAATATTAGAAAACAATATCATAATTATGGAGGTAAAAATAAAAACATAGATACATATTTTTATATTGAATTAGAAAATTATGATTGTAAATATATATTTGAATCTGGTAAAAAAATGCCAGATAAACGTGAAATTAGTATTAATGATAATACTTATATAATCAAAAGTTATGAAAATGAATATCAATTATTTTTTAATGATCTTTTTGATAATAACACGAAAAATATATTTGAAAATCAAAATAAATTTTGGAAGTTATATCATTATATTGAAGATAATAAATAAATAGATATATATATAATATGAATAAATTATTTAAATTTAAGGTTGTTATGAGCACATGTGCAGTAGTTTATGTATGGTCTTTACCATTATTATCTAAAATTGGATTTGCTGAAAAAAATTCAACATCTATATCAGCTTTTATAGCTAATCCACCAGCTACTGGTGCAATGGCAGCTGTATCATTTATACCATTAACATTAGTATGGGAATATCAAGATACTATATTGGAACATATACCAATTGTACCTATATGTACAATTGGATGGATATGTGATACATTATACTATAGTACAGCAATATATCAAATATCATATGGATCATTTTTAATATGTACATATGGTTATGTTAAAAGTTGGATACATACTACAACAGTTGTTGTTTTTTGTAGTTCATTTATGATACATACCTTAATTACATTAACGTATTCTATGCCATCAAAAATAACTAAAACTATATTAGGAATAGGATCTTCATCATGTATTATTTTACTTATTATGACTATATTAAATATACATAATATATTTTTTTGGTTTTTTGAATCTATTGGTATTACTTGTATGTTTATTTTTACACCTATAGAATGGATTATTGTCAGTAATAATAATATGGGTAGTTCTATTATTGGTACATATGAACAACAACCAACAGAAACTTATAAAGGCATATTTAACCAAGATATTGAAATGAAAGAAGGTCTAATTAATAATGAATATAGTTTTTCACATAAAGATAGATATGAAGGTGTATTTGATGAAAATTTACAAATTAGAGAAGCATTAGTAAATAGAGAGAATATGGAACAAGATATTGTTTAAAAATTGAAAAATATTTAAAATTATTTTACTTTTTAATTAAAATAATTATGAAAAAAGGTTATTTTTATGATAAAAATAATAAAAAATATCTTTCTGATGAAGAAATTGAAAAACAATTACCAGATATATTTCTTACGCATTATATGAAAGATTATAAAAACCCAAAATTAGAATATTTATCTTTAATCGGTATAACATGTTGTGTTGGTTCTAGTCATATTGATAAAATATTATTAGATAGAATTATAGAAGATGATTTATTATATAATAAAAGTCTTGAATTTTTATGTGAAAAATATAATTTCTATTGTGTTACTATTTATAATGATTAACAACTATTATTTTCGGTTATATTTAGTTTCTACAATTATGTAGACATTTTTTTTTGTATTTTTTTATATATATATTTAGAATATAGTAAATGCGAATAGCTATTTATTCAGCAAATATTGGAAATTATAGAAATGAATTAGATAAATTTAAAATTGATGATATATATCATTTACCTAATAATATACCTGTTGATTATTATTTATTTACTGATAATAAAAATATTAAATCAAATATATGGAATATTATAAACATTGAACCAGATGAAGAATTAGAAGAACATATGGATAAAAATAGAAACACATGTAAAAAATTAAAATTTATTATTCCTGAAATAATAAGAAAGTATGAATATATTTTATGGATTGATACAAAATCTTTTAAAAATATTCATATTTATATAAAAGAACTTCTACAGCAATATAATTTAAATAATTTATTAGAAATTGATGAAAATAGTATTTTTACTATGAAACATCCTATCAGATCTCATCCAAAAGATGAATTATTGATAACAACTAAAGCTAATAAAAAAGGAGTTTCACTTGAAAATACTACACATTCTCAAGCCTATAATGATATTATAAAAAATATAAAATTCAAAACCCCTCTGCCTGATTCAACATTTCTTTTTTATAGAAATAACAAAGATAATATTAGTATATTAAATAATATATATGATTTATTAATAAAATATAAATTAAGAAGAGATCAAAATGTTTTTCAATATTCATTTTACGAAAAAAATGTTGAAGATAAAATTAAAATTATACATGCACATAAACGTTATTTATAATTAACAACTATTATTAACTTCTGGGGTATATGCTCCTTGTGCTGTAATTAATGCTGTTGTACATCCTACTACTACTAATGTAATTACCCAACCGGCTACACACTTAAATATAATTTTCATATTTATTCCTTTACATGTATATGGATCTTCAAGAGCTGCTACACCCATTGTAGCACCTACTTGACAATGTGTTGTAGATAAAGGAATTTCTAATCTAGAACCAGTAATTATTACAATAGCTGATGATAATTCTATAGCAGAACCACGTGATGGAGTTAATTTACATAATTTACTACCAATCGCATGTAATATTTTATAACCATATACATATAATCCTACTGAAATACCTACACCACCTAGTGCTAAAAATAAATATGCATCATTACCAAAATCGTTATCACCTTCTACAACACCATCTTTAGATATCATATAAATAGCCATAAATGGACCAATAGCATTTGCTACATCATTAGCTCCATGACTAAATGAATCACATATAGCAGTAAAAACCTGAATACTTTTAAAAAATTCTTCTGTTTCATCATCAAATTTTTCAGCATTTTTATGAATATTACTAATATATTCATCGTTTTCTATAATACTATCAATATCTACGGTTAAAGAGCTATTAATATATTCTACTAATTTATTTACACCAGTTTTTTCTTTTACGGATTGCATCCCGTACGCGCTGGTCTGGGGGTTTGGGGAGGTTACTACCTCCCTAGTTGGTGATATTTCATTTTCTATAATTACATCTACATTATTTTCATTAGATTTTATAGAAGGTACACCTAGTTTATTATTTTCAGGAGATTTTATATTATTATTAGTATTTTCTATTGATTTTTTAGCATTTTCACTTATTTTTGGAATAAAAGGAATAACTAATATTCCACTAATTCCTCCTATTCCAAATGCCCAAACACAAGCTATATTTAATGGAGTTTCATCTAACTCTAAACCTTTCGCTCCTTTATATATAATAAAAAATGAATTTAATGATACTGTACCACCTACTAATATTGGAAATAAATATTTTGTTCTATTAAAGCTTTCTTTTGAACGTAAAATAACTTGTCTAATAATAGCATATAGTGTACTTGAAATCATTGCTGAAAATACAGGGGAAATGAACCATGATAAAACAATTCCACTAACTCCTCCTACATATGGAAATAATTCTTTTTCTTCATACCAGGTTACACATCTTGTACCTTTTAGAGCTATTGTCATACCAATCATACCACCTACACATGAATGTGTTGTAGAAACTGGCATTTCATATTTTGAAGCAATAAATAACCATAATCCTACACATAAACATACACTCATACAACCATACATTAATGGACCTGGGTCATCTTCAAAACATTCATAGTCTGCTATACCTTTTCTAATTGTTTTGGATACATGACTTCCCATTAATATTGCACCACCAGTTTCAAACACTGATGCTAATACAACAGCTTGTTTAATTGTTAATGCCTTTGACCCTACTGCTGTTGCATAGGCATTTGCTACATCATTCGCACCTATTCCCATTGACGCAAAAAAAGAAAAAAATCCACCAACAATAACTATACCCAAATACTTCATATGATTACGTTACTTAATTATTATTTAAGTAGCTATATATATATATAACTTATTGAACTTGATATTAAAGTGATTATTGAACTTGATATTATACAATTAATAAAAAAGTGGTTATAAATTTTTGAGTACAATGATGTTAGTAATTAGTATTGTTGTTTTAGATATTATGGCTAGTAAATTAATAATATATAATATTGTTATATTACTAGGAAATACATTATAAACAATAGGTGTATTATATTATATATTAAAAATATATTCTTAACATTATAATATAAATGTTAAGAATAAATAGTGCACTAAATCGTGCGGTTAAAAGCACATTTACACCAGAAAATTATCATGTTAATATAAATAAAACATTACAAGAAAGAATAGAAGAAGCACATAAAATTAAAACGAAATATCCAGATAGAGTTCCTGTAATATGTGAAAAAAATCCTGGATCTGGTTTAGATGTATTAGATAAAAGAAAATATTTAGTTCCAAATGAATTAACAGCCACACAATTTTTATTTATTATTAGAAAACGATTAAAACTAGCATCTGAAAAAGGGATTTTTTTATTTGTTAATAATATGATCGCACCATCTACACATACTATGATTGAATTATATAATGAGTATAAAGATAATGACGGATTTTTATACATGAATTATACAGAAGAAAATGTATTTGGTTAATGTTTTCTATATGGTAAACTCCTAGGATTATATTTTTTTCTTCTATATGGAGGTGGAGATTCATATTGATACAGTCTAAAATTTGCTCTAGAATTATTTTTTTCCATACAACATTTAAATAGAAATATTACAAAATCTTGTAGACTTCCCATTATATATTACTTATAATTATGTTTATATTTCAATTTTGTAAAAATTGATTTCATATAATTCTAATTTATAAGATTTAATATAATGGGTATCAAATATTTAAACAATATTTGTAAGAAATATTGTAAAGATTCTTATACTAATATTAATCTTCATGAATTAAAATATAAAACAATAGTTATAGACACAAATGTTTATATGTATCAATTTAAAAAAACAAATACATTAGAAGTTGATTTTGAAATTATGTGTCAAAAATTAATTAAATATAATATTACGCCTATGTTTATTTTTGATGGTAATGTACCTAAAGATAAATTAGATTTTGTTGAAAAAAGAAAACATATTCGTAAAACTGCTGAAAGTAAACTTCAAATTCTTAGTACAAAAACACTATCAAATAAAAATAAACATAAAATTAAACATTATGAAAATCAAACTATTAAACTAAATCGTACTGACTTTCTTATTGTTAAAAATTTATTTCATAAATATAAATTATCCTATATTACAGCTATTAATGAAGCTGATGAACTATGTGCTCTTATGAATAAATTACATAATTATCCTGTAATGAGTGAAGATATGGATTTATTTGTTTATGGAACTACTACTATTATTAAAAATCCTAATTTTTATAAGGAAACGATAGACTTTTATAATACAAAATCTATTATTAATACTTTAAATATACTATCTATTAATCATTTTCAATCTATTTGCATTTTAGCTGGAACTGATTATTATTCTAATAATAATTTCAATATTTATATTGCTATTTGTTTATATATTATGTATATAGAAACAAACAAAAATTTTAATTATTCTCTCATTGATTGGTGTCTTTCTAATAATATAATTTCATATGATGAATTTTATATATATAAACATATTTATAATAAATTTAATTTCTCTAATTTGAAGCTGTTACAGTAGGGGTTTGTTTGGGAAAGTGCTTACTTAGATATTTTTGAAGATTGAAATATGTTAGATCTTCTGTTTGTGGTACTTCTAGTAATGTACGAAGTTTCGCATCAGGATTAATTTTTCTACCATTTGTAGGATCTTGAAGATTATGTGTACGAATATATTTATTAATTTCACGTGTTACTTCTGTACGAGCCATTTCCGATCCTACTTCCTTTTCTAAAAATACAGCTAGATCATTACTAATTTTTGTTGGTTTTACAAAACCACTTGGTTGACGTGGCTTTGAACTAGGTTTACGTCTTTTTTCATTATTTTTTTGAGCAGCTTTTAGTTCACGCGAATAACGTTTTTCTAGCGCTTTGAAATCTTGTTTTAGTGATACAAATGTTGTTGAAAGTAATTGAAGTTTCTTCATTAGTTCTACAAAACATTGACCAATCTCATCTTGTTCTACAACATCAGTCGACACTACGTCATTTTGAACTTCGGTTTTTACTGCTTCCGCTTTTACTGGTTCTGCCTTTACTGGTTCCGCTTTTACTTGAACTGGTTTTACAGGTTCGCTTACTTTCTTACTAGTGCTGGGTTTTACATCTTTACTTGTAGCTGGTTTTGTTGTTTTCTTAGCTGGCATCTTATACACATTACACGATAATACTATTTAAGTACTTTATTAGCTATTTTATTTTATTATATATTTGTATAATAAAAAGACTGATATAACCATGGCATAGCATTTCGCGAATTTTCTTCTATTAGTGTTAATGTACCTAAAATATAAAACGCACCTAATGAAGCTATACTATTATCTTCACTACTTATTAATCTTCTCATTAATGTTATTAATATTTTTTTTAACTTACCATCACTATATGATACTAATAAATTACTAGGTATGTCAAAAAATGGATTTCCAAATTTATATATTTGAAATTTTGTTTGATTTGTTAAATTTGCTCTATATTCCCAAATATCCTTCAATTCAAATATATATTTTATTATTTGATTCTTATCTAATTTCTCTATCCACATACTATCAGCATAATTTCCTAAATTATTTATATCATGTATTAAATCATGTATCTCAAATTTTAATTTATTTTCATTTGTTAAAACTATTACCTCATTATTTATATTATCATCTGGTATATTTAGTAATTTATTTATTTTCATTATTGAATTTATACGCTCGTTTTCTCTCTCATCTATTAATTTTCTTGTATAAGGATTAAATGCTTTTTTCTTATATTTTAATAATAATTTTTTATACGATTTTATATGAAATCCATATACATTTTCATTATTATTTTCATCTATACTGTCTACTAAACTTAATATATTTAAATTTATTATATTTTTTAAAGGCTCTAATGTCTCAAAATCTTCTAAATTTGTATATTTTCTACTTCCTATTAATTTTTTATATTTTAATAATAAATATAATCTATATGTTCTAATTATTTTTCTTATATAATATTGAAATCTTAATAAATTATATATTAAATATTGTATTTCTTTCTTATTTTTGCCCCCTATTATTTGATATTTTTTCTTTATTAAATTTAATTCTTTTAAATTATATTTTATATTTAATATATTTTCATATTCATATATTCTAGGCATATCAAATTGTTTTTTTTCAGCTATAACTCTACTCTCTATATTTATAAAATATTTTTCATATTTATTATATCTAACTGGGATATTTATCATACTATTGCCTTTATATATATAAATATATTTATATATTTTTTCTAATCATATTCTATATACTTTATGGATATAGATCATCTTTCTTCCGCTGCTAACGGTCATTTACAAGTTATTAAAGATATTTCTCCCATGTCGTTATTATTTATTTCAGCAATCATTATTTCTTCATTCTTCCTTTTTTTAGGAAAAGAATATAATTTTCTTACATATTTTATCATTATTCAATCCCTTATTTTCTTATTAGCTTATCATCTTAATAGTTCGAAGATTAATTCATTCTTTAATATTATTATTTATATTATACTTATTCTATTATATGTTTTCATTATTTTCTTCGGAATAGTTTTATATAATAACTCTGATAATTTTAATAATTTTCTTAAATTTTCTTTACTTTCTTATATATTATTATTTTCACAACCTACTAATAATTCTAATATATTTTCTATTCAAGCCGCAACTATCATTTGTCTTATTTTTTATACTATTCTTATTATTTACGAATATTACATCACTCGCAGTTTAAATAGAGAACTTTAACTCTTTATTTTTTTATAAAATATTTATCTGTTTTCGGTATTAACTGATAATTTAATCCACACCTTACTTTATCATTCCATATACCAAATATACGTATTATAAATTCCATTTTACTATAATTTCCTCCATTTAAATTTATTTGCCCATGTAATTTCATTAACTTTAATTTTAATAATTCTATTTTTAAACTATATACTTTTATTAAACATTCATCTACCATACTTAATATATTTTGCTCTATCAATATTAATGCCCTTATTATTTCCATATTCACGTCTCTATCTATTTTTAATTTATATATATCCGCCTTCTTCTTTATGATTTCTACATCATTTAATATTATTTTTATATATACACCATTTAATATTATATTCTTATCTGAATATATTATTTTTATAAACTCACATCCTGATCTTAATATATTTTTTACCGGATCATTTAATAGTATATTACTTTCATTAAAATTTTCTATATCTAACGTTAAGAACATTATATATTATAATATAGCTCATTTAAATACTTCTATATAACATTATACAATACATTTATTATGAACTTTCATGAATTCCATTTTCATCAATATCTTAATTCTATAAATGATTTCAATTTACATAAACAAAATAATAAACTCTATCAATTATTTCATAAATATCCAAAAAATATTATTTTATATGGACCACCTGGTATTGGTAAATATTCACAAGCACTTAAATTCGTCTCTTACTTTAGTCCATCTAACCTTAAATACGAAAAAAAAATTTCTATTAACTATGACAAAAATGAATATTTTTTTAGATTAAGTGATATACATATTGACATTGATTTAAATAATCTTGGATGTAATTCTAAACTTGTATGGAATGAATTTTTTAGCAATCTTTTAAATATTATTTCTGTCCATAAAACCATATTCTTCATCATCTGCAAAAATTTTCATTTCATTCACAATGAATTACATGAAGTATTCTATTCTTTTATGCAAACTATTCCTAATGTTAAATATAAAATATACTTTATCTTACTTACCAATAACATTTCATTTTTTAATCCCAATATTTTATTATCTACATATACTATCAGTCTACAAAAACCTAATAAAACAGCCTATTTACAATTATCTAATAATAAAAATATTGATATCAATAATATCACTTCTATTAAAGGCCTTAAATCTAATATCACCATTAATAACGACTCTTTTCTTAAATGCCTATTTAATCAAATCATCAAAGATAATAATAACTTCTTTGATATACGAAATATTTTATATGATATCTTAATTTTTAATATTAATATTGATACATGTATCTGGTACGTATTTAAACAATTCTCTATTTTACATAAAAATCACACATTTTCATTTGATATTACTCTCCTTATTTATAATTTTTACTTTCAATTTAATAATAATTATAGACCTATTTATCATTTAGAAAGATTATTCGTTAATTTAATTAATGAACATCAACGAATCATGCAAAATATTGAAAATTGATATTACCCAAATTACACATAAACGCATTAAACAACAATATTATAAACTCGCCTTACTTTCACACCCCGATAAAACACAATCTGACAATCAACATTATAATGATATTTCATTCAATGAAATTAAAGATGCTCATGACTTTCTTATTCACTATATTACTAATAATGATAATGATTGTAATCAATATTGTGATCACAACTCCAACGATATTAAATATAATCTTTTTTATTATATTTTAGAAAATATTTTTCTATTACTTAATTTTAAATTTAATGATTATACTGAAATTTTTAACTTTATCAAACAACTTAACCTTAATGAACTTAATGAATTAAAACAAATTCTTATTAATATTAAACATCTTTTACCTCATGATATTTATAAATATTTATATGATACTAATAATAACAATTTTATTCAAAATATTTATCCCGATTTTAATGACCTTATTACACATAATATTTTAATTATTAATCATAATAATTCTAAGTTTTATGTCCCCTCATGGCACAATGAAATTTATTTTGATAACCTTACTGTTATTTTAAAACCTTCACTTCCTAACTACATTACTATTGATAACTTTAATAATCTTCATATTTCCATATCACAAAATATACTTTCCATTTTAGATCCCTCTTTTAATACTCCTAATCAATTTCCTTTTATTAAACCTATTAATTCTAACACTCTATCACTTCATATTCACAATATTTCATATGAATTTAATATTAATAAAATTCATATAAAAAAAAAACAAATTATTAAACTCTTTAATAAAGGTATTCCTACTATTCTTAATTCTAATATATACTCTAATAAATATATTTCCAATCTATTTATACATCTTAATTTATTTTAATCTCCTCCCGCTGGTGCTTTCTTTTTTACTACACGCTTTTTTTTAGGCTCTACTGGTGGATCTGGTGATTCGTGTTTTTCTTCTCCTACACCATTATCTACCACTGGCTCTACTACTGCTTCTACTACTGGCTCTACTTTAGCTGCCTCATCATCATCCGAATCTGCTACTACTGTTTCTAGTTGTTCATCCATATCATCCCTTTGACGATCTTCCGCCTCTTTACGTAGACGCTCCCTTGACTTTGAATCTAGATTAATATGACATTTTCCATATAGACTTTCACGTGGCTGTACTACTGCTTGTACTAGTTTCCACGTTGTTCCAAATTTACCATTCGCAAACCAAATTCCACCACTCTGAATTACTACAGCAATATTTTGACCCTTTTCAATTACCTGTGTTGGTAGAAGACTACTATTTTCTACATTTGGAAATAGCAGTTCACGTTCTGTATCATATAGCTCAATCTTAAATACATCATCATAATATGGAATTTTTACCCGCAGCGTTGGAGCTCGTGTTTTATCTGGCTCACCTGTTGCCTGATCTTTTGGATATTTTAGCATTGGCGTAAATAGCGCATCTACTACATCTTCAGACATTTTTGTCTTTCCAAACCACTCTTTACAACTACTAATTGCTGTATCTTTAATCTGTTTCTCATATTCTTCTAGAGAATTTAATAGATTTTTTGTATCTTCGCTAAAATTCGAATCTTGATCACGTGGAAATTGAAGAGATAGATCATATGTTTTACGCCCCGATCCATCAAAATCATTCTCATTAATACCCCATGTTAGCATCAGTGGCGTAGATAGATATAGCGACTTTTTCGTCTTGGCATTTAGAATACCTACATTCTTACTACCAGAACTATTTACTTTAGGCTTTGTAAATAGTACATCAGTCGCCGAATCAAATTTAGAACCCTCTACAATCATTTTATCACTCATCTTATACTTATATATCTACTTCTTTACTCTTTATACCATTTCAATTTTTTATTTAATTATCCTACATAAAATATTTTTTCTATATTTTATTTAGCTTATTTTATTTATAATTTTATTATAATTATATTCCAAATGTTGTATAATCTGGTCTTACTGGTTCCGGCACCATTGGTACATTTTTCATAAAATCTATATTACTATATGTTGGTACTTTTTTACATTCAAATGATGGTTCTGGACATCTCGCACACGGTGGACAAGGAGGACATGTATCTTTTTTACTTTCTTTTTTTTCATCTTCCTCTAATTGTATTGCCTCTGGGGGTCCTGATAATGATGTTGGTAATGATACTTCCATTCCTTCTATTATCATATCATTATTGTATAATCTACCTAATAATATTACTAACAATAATAGTATTATATATATTATTATTCTTTGTTTTTTCATTATATTATACTATGATATATTAATTCTTAATTTTTATATATTTCATATGTTATCAAAAGCTACCACTCAAAAAACTTATTTTGAATTTTATATCCCCCCCGTGCTAAAATTTACATTTAAGTATTAGACACTACTTGTACATGCTCACATTTATCTAACATATTCGTATTGTCATTATAGTTGCTTAATCTTGTTTTTACTTCTGTCGCATTATTAAATACATTAGTTAAACATGTTCCTTTTAATCTTACATCTCCTGATGTATCTGCTAAATTAATTGAATAAATCTCATCAACGCCTGTATTTCCTAAATTATTTGTTATATTTGTTAAATCTATATTACCAGACTTATAATTAGTACAACTTTGTTCATTTTCTATTAATCCACCAATATCATTTATTATGCCACTTATATATGTGCTATAATTGTTTTGACAATCGTTTATTATCCCAGTACTATTTTGATTGTTTGATACTATATTATTCCAATAAGCACTATATGCGTTCATCCATGCGGTATCTTTAGCTTGATTAGCTTGAGTAAGTATATCGTTTAAATTTGCTGTAGCACTACTATTAAGAGTCTCTCGGGGATCAATAAATAATTCATATAACTTATCATTATTTATTACATACATAACTGATGTTAAAATGAGTAATAGTAAAGATAATAATATATAATATATTATTTTTATTTTCATTCTCTCTTATATAACAATTAAATATTTTTTTATTCTAAATCATATTAATGTTATTATGGTAAATCAGTTTTTAATTTCAATGTACCGTTATTATTACGAGTTATCTTTTCCCTTCTGTTTTTAGCTTCTTCCGGGGAGATATCGGCAGATGCTGAATAATCATATGTTATATTATTAATATTTAAATCTTCTATTTTATAATAATCTAAAGCCCATCCGTTAGGCCATCCCATAGAAATCCGTGGTAAGCTATTTATCATGTCACATCTGTCTTGCTTCTCACTCCAAAATAATTCTCCATTTTTCCATTGTAATCCAAAACATTTTGGATTATTTACATTATCATTCAACCAGTTTACACTTTCCATCACAAACCTCTTATAATAGCTCTTATCCTTATTGTCATCATAATCACCTTTTGTCATCCAACTATAAAATTTCCCCTCTGGTATGTTTCGTATACCGCTACTAGGAATAGGTTGATCAAATATTCTACGTCTAGAATCCTTTTTATGTCCAAGAAATGTTACTTTTTTATCACCTACCGCAAGTTTTTCAACACCACCTTCATTAAAATAATATAATTCGTTTACATCATTTACACGCACAGGTGGTACACCGTTTAAATATGCCTCTATACTACTTTGACTAGGTCTTGTTTCAGCAAACTTCGCTCTTGTAGGTTCATCTAGTATCATTGACGAACTTCCTGATCTTATACTCTCTCTTACCCAACATTCGATATATGGTTTATTATTACTAGATATTACCGTTTGTAAATTAGGTCCAAACATCCAAAATGATAAGGGTTGCCATACACATACATTCCCATCTATTGTTCTTATAAATTCACCTGCTAGATTATAAGAATCTGAATTCTCAATTGGTGGTGGTTTTGTCAAATATATTAATATATCTGTATCATTATCTGTTAAGCTATTATTTATACTGTTTTGTTCATGTAATAAAAATGTATCATATAAATTTTGTAAATTTTCAGTATGTTGTGTTTCTATATCTGTACTAGCAATATATTCGTTATAAATTGTAACTAACTGTTCATTTGTTATTTGGTCTTGATTAACATTGGTAGCGCTTACAAGATTATTGAATTCAGTTGAAGTACCTACATTATTATAAAACTCTATTACATCTGAACTAGTGTAATATAACTGTATTAATAAACTTAATATCAATACTGTTATCAACAACAATATTATTTTTCTAGTCATATATATTATTATATATATATATTATCTTCGCTATTATACAAAAAATCCAAATACTGATATAACATTCTCTTCAGTGGGTAAATAGGTTACAATTGTATCAAAATAACTACCATCAATATAATTTACTGATTTTGCTACATTTGGTGTATCTGTTGGCACACCGTTTGGAAATAAATTATTCTGATCTATTATATTATAATTTCTTATAACTGTTGCTTCTGGAGAATTAGTTCCTCCGTTTGCTATTGCACAGCCTTGTATAAGCTTATTTAATCCTAATTCACCTGTTTGTTTTGCTAAATACGCAATATGAGTATTATTTTGATTTATAACGCCAAAATATCTTTTACTTGGATAATTATTAGCATAATATAAGTCTTCTATTAAAGCTCTATAAAATTTTTTAAAACCTCCATCCATAGATAATCGTTTAAAATCATCATTATCACCATTATTCGGTAAATTTAAATCATTAGAATTATAAAATCCCATGTGATGTAAACTTACTAATGTTGGAGATTTATCATCTACAATATCCATACTTTCGTCTTCCTGGAAATTTACTCCTAAAAAGTTACTACATAAATTATTACATGAATTGGCTCCAAAATGTCTTAATATATTTATATTTAACCAATTTAAATATAATTCATCATAAGCTACATTTTTAAAAAAATAAGAATCTGATACTGAATATGAACGATCACAAGATTTAGATTTTTCTAAATCTGTGCTATTAATACCACTAACTGGATCATTATCATCTATATAAAGTGAATTAGGCATATTTGATTTTTTCATTAAATTATTTACATTATTTAATGATTTTTTATAATTATCTAATAAAATATTATAACGTGCTAAACATTTTACACCATTAGTAGAAAGTCCACTAATATTGTTAGAATTATCTTCATATGTTTTAAAAGCATTAATATCCACATCACTAACAGTATAATCAACCTGATCATCATTTTGAAATGATTCAAATATTATTTCCTTTGTAAATATACTTACTACTATTATTAATAACAATAATATACATAATGTTATTGAAAATTTCTTATTTAATATCATTTATATAATATTAATAATATTAAATATTAATTTATATCTATTTTACTATATCCGATATAACTATACCACCCGTATAGTTATTGGCATACGAAAGTAAACCCAAAGAATTATCTCCTTTTATACTACATTCAGGATATATAGTTGAATCATTATATATTTGATTCTTACAATGTGTTGCTCTAGCACTCCTTTCAGTGAATTGATATGATACGCCTGATTCATAGGCATGTTCAATTAAAAAGGTACTTATGTCATTTATCACGACATGATCAGCATTACTATTTTGTAATTTGTTATTAATTGTTATATAATCCTGATAACTAAAACTGTTTGATAGTGATACCAATGTTAATTTTATTAAATTTGCTAACTCTTGTATTTTTTCATTTACTACATCTATTTCACAATATGATGAATCTGGTAATACGGATTTTATGGTAAAACATGTATCTAATTTATCTATTAAATTCATCACAACCATAGCATAATTTTCTGCCTGTAAATCTGGATCATTTAATACTGATACAGTACTAGTTCCATGTACTTGGTTAAACGCATTTGCGAAAAAGTTTTCACATGAATAAGGCTGTGTTACTTGCGAATCATCTAAATTATAATTACAAACAAATTCATATATATTATCATTTATTAATAGTGGTAATAATAATAATACTACTAATAATAATATTATTAGTATGCTCTTTTTCATGAAACTTATTTTTTTCATTTATTATAACTAAACATTATTATTATAATAATAAATTATCTTTAACCATCTACTGAGAATATAAAAGATGAGAACATTTATCATGATTATCGTCTTTTCCTATATTACTTGATGAACATGTCTCATCTAATGAAAAGGTTATAGTTTCCATCAAACAGTTACTAGCATTAGCTATTACTGATGGATCTTGACCAACATATAAAACCTTTGGTTGAGTTGAATTACAGTTTACTAATCCATAGTTTTCATTAGTTTCTATTAATGTATTTTTACTTGAAATACATATACAAAATACTAATATAACTATAAAAAATAATATTAATAAAATATTATTTCTATTTAATTTCATTTTATATATATATTTAAATATAAAAATTGATATGCAATATTTTCATATATATTATATCCAAATGAAAATTCTGATTATCGATACTGAAACTACAGGTTTACCTAAAAATCGCGTTTCTATATATAATTCAGAGAGTTGGCCTTATATTATCCAATTAAGTTTTATATTATTTGATGTCGATAACCTAAATATTATATATAAATTCGATGAATATATTAAAATTTCTGAAAATATAGATATATCAGAAGAAAGTATTAAAATACATAAAATTACAAGAAATAAAATTAACTCTAGTGGTATTGATATTAAATATGCTTTAAATACATTAAATATAATTTTAGAAATGACAGACCTAATTATTGGACATAATATTTCTTTCGATAAACAAATGTTAATGGTTGAATTTATTAGAAATAATATCTTATCTAATTTATCCCATCAGAAATATTTTTGTACTATGAGAAAATACACCAATCTTTGTAAAATTCAAAAATCTACATCTAAATCTACATCACAATATAAATTTCCAAAATTATCTGAATTATATGAAACTTTATTTATTACGACGCCAAAAGAATTACATAATTCTTATAATGATATTCTTATATGTTTAAGATGTTATTATTTTATTGAATATAATATTGATTTATTACTATCATCTAATGATTTTATTAATGAATATAATAAATACTTCAATAATTCTTTAGAATTATTATCTATCTATAATTAATTAATATTTATTTATTTTTGTCTCTTTTAATATAGTTTTCTTTATACTATCAGTTTTAATATCATCTGATATTTTTGATACTATTTCAACATAATTATCATTATTTATATTATCTGTTAACTTATTTAAACTTTTAACATGTTTATTTTGAACTTCTTTAATTGAATATCTCAGTTTCTCATGTTCATTATCCTTTTGCCATACATTTTCATCCTTTACATAAACTATATCTCTCTTTATATCTGTACATTGAATTGGTCTTTTTTCTTGTTCTATTTTTTTCAAATTTTTTATAAAAATATTTTTCATATTAGACTCTATTCCACTATTTAATATTTCATCTAAATCTATTGCCTCTATATTTATATTTGATAAAAAATCATTTAAATTCAAAGCATCTTTACATGTTTCATTTAAATAAAAATGTAAATTAAAGTTATTATTAATTTGTGTAGGTTGATTATGATCATTTAATTTATCCTTTATTTCTTTATTTTCTTTTAATAAAATTTTATTTGTTTCTATTAATATATCTAATTTATCTTCTAAACTTTTACAATTTTTTTTATGTTTATGTAATGATTGTCTATGTGAATATGTTTTTCCACAATGACATTTATATATCATATCTAGTGGCGATTTTTTCGTCAGCCGTTTATGTTTTCCTGTTGTTAAATGTTTTATATAATCAGATTTCTTATTACAATTATAGTCACAATATTTACAATAAAAATTTTCGGCGAGTTTTTTGTCAGCCATTTGTCAGCCACTTTTTATATCTATATATCTTTTTTTTTAATTATTTTTATATTTTTTTTACTTTATTATTTATTTTTGTCACTACATAACTTTAGTTAAGCCTTTTTTTTTATTTTTTTTTTCAAATTTTTAATTCAAAAATCTCAAAATGGACATTTTTAAAATGTCCAAAATCCTAAAATATAAAATTCTTTTTTATAAAAAACAAAAATAAAAATTTGTGTGTATATATAAATGAAACATAGTGACTTATTAAAGTGGGCAGAAGATAAATTTCATGAATTAAGTTCAGAATTATCTGAGGAATGTATGGTATGTGAGTTTGTTAATAGAGGTGATACTAAATATGCTAACGCTATTTGGAATAAAAAATTTAATCCTGAATTTCAAAATGCTAAACAAGATTTTAGAAAACGTTATAAAAAAACACGTTTAAATAAATGGAATATTAATAAACGCGTTAGTCAAATTTCAACATTAAATATTACATATAGAACAATATTAGTTGATAATGAATCATCTGATATTGAAAAAGAAGAAGCTAGACAAAAATTAAAAGAATTAAGTAGACTTAGAAATTTATATTATGCTAATATTAAAGATTATATAAATAGTTTAAGTGTTAAAACTAAATTAGGAGATGATTTTTTAGAAATTATATTGTTCGCATTTGCCCCTGCTAGTTTTTTAACAGGTTATTTTGGTATGAATTTCACATCTATGGGAAATCCTGGAAAAAATAGCAATCCAAAAGGTATTTTAGTAGGAAAATATGGTCATTTTGCTGCTTTATTTATGGTTTTATTCTTTTGTGTAGCATCATATTTCTTAGTTACTAATAATTTTTATAATAAAGACATTGAAACAATTGAAACTATTAAAAGTTTTAATGAATTATTAAATATGCCACAAGATGAAGATTATCTATAATATTAGCTAAACAGTTTATGATATAGAAAATTTCGCATATCTGATTTAGTAACACATTTAGTTTTATCATTATTATTCATAAAATTACATCGCGTATAATTAAAACCATGTATATAGACATAGTATATTTGAGCTACTATTGTAAATATACTTACTATAAATATTATTAAATATACATAAAAATATTCATCTTTGAATATCGGAAGTTTTTTAAAAGAATTCAGTTGACTAATAAATTTCATTTATTATATATAATATTAATACAGTTTTTATAATTATATTTTGAAAATGTTGGTGACAAAAAATCTATTTACATTATATCTTTCAATCTATCGAAAACTTTCATATCAGCAAGTATTTTATTCATTTTTTCGACAAAATCTTGTGGTTTATATATGATAGCCTACAGATGGTTCAGGCTTACAATAAACATAACCTTTCTCTTTCATAAATAAATTCAATTTTCTTTTCAATTCAGTTTTGTTTATTTCAGATTTATTTAATCCGTAATTTAGAAACACATCCAAATATGTTTGTGATATTTTAGTTTTATGTACTATAGCATGATAAATCAAACTATGTAAATGCATTTCAGGATTCGGGATATAAAACCCATTTGGATGCATTTGACGTGAATTCAACATATCACGTTGAAATTTTTCGTCATAATAGTTGTCACCTATTGATCTAAAATCAAAGAGGACTTTTTTGTTATTTATGAATACATGATTCAGTATTCTATTATGCCCGTCTTCATACCTATTTGTTGTCGCGGATGTTGCGTCAAGAACAGATTTTACAATGTAATAATCGTTAACCAATAAATCGACATCTAAATGTCCATCTATAGTTATTTTATCTGGCATTTTTTCAAAATTCCTCATTACAAGCCACTTAAGTTTTGGTTCTTTATTAAGTTCATGAAATACTTCTCCTAAAGAACTAAAACGTTTTTGTTCGTAATATTTATCAAATATGTCTAATGCTTTCAAATTGTCTTTGGTTTCTTGAATATTATCCGTACCATGTATTTTATATCCCCCTACAATATTTCGTAAACTCATCTTTAAATCGAATATGTGTATGTTAACTCTACGCCTACCTTTACTGGTTTTTCTGTAATCATATATGGGATTGTTGTCACGGATAATGTAAATGTTGAATGCTGATGCACCTCTAAAATCGTCCACTACACAACCATAAAATTTCGACATGGTTTTCTTTTTATTTAACATTTTTGGTATTTGTGTTTTTTCTATTAGTTCGATACTATCTGAAAATTTGTCTACGATAGAAGTAAAGTGACATGTCCAGTCAATAATCAAATGCGTTTCACTAATTACCATTATATATAGTTTATATTTTTTAAATGAACAATAAAAGTTCACATTATATCTTTCAATCTATCGAAAACTTTTGAATCAGAGTATAATCCTCCAGGTTTAGTTTTTTTATGACCACCCCAAATACCAATATCACAATGCAAGTAATCATTAACGGAAGCCCAACCGAAATCACATAGGAATACATTCCCATTTGAATTAACAAGAATCTCGCTTGGTTTTATATCATTATGGTCTACATGTACGCTTTTCATATCAGCAAGTATTTTATTCATTTGTTCGACAAAATCGTGTGGTTTATTTCTATTACTTATAGGTTCGCCTACGTTTTCGAAAATTAAAATTTGATTAACATCATCACTATACAACAACCTTGGATACCATTTGAATTGACTTAAAATACTGGACATATATTTTTCTCTTGCATAAACGTCGTGTTCTTTGTGTTCTACAATATATTTAATAAAAATGTGAGGGACTATACATACATTGCTTGTCATACCGCGCTTTTGTAAAGAAGAATTATGATTTACCATATCAACTCTTTTTAAATATACCTAGATAAAAAATAATAAAAAAATATATATATACTACAGAATGAAGGAAATATATTTGTACTTTGAATTGTAATAGAATAGTTGATTTTATTAACAAGTTTATAAATGAAAAATACAAAAAATAAATTAATCATTCGTTCTTAAAAAATCTAGTTGACTATTAAATGTCATTTATTATATATAATATTAATACATAAATATATATTATATTAATATTATAGCATCAAATATATGGAAACAGTATATTGTAATAATTGTGGTAAAATAGGACACCAATATCATCAATGTAAATTACCAATAACTAGTTATGGTATTATTGCCTTTAAAATTATGCCAAATAAAAAAATTCAATATCTTATGATACGCAGAAAAGATACGCTGGGATATGTAGATTTTATTAGAGGTAAATATTCATTACATAACATTAATTATATTATGAATATGCTAAATGAAATGACAATTAATGAGAAATTTAATATATCTAATAGCAATTTCAATGACTTATGGATTAAATTATGGGGTATAAAAGATAAAAAAAGTACTAGTCAAAAAATTGAAGAGCGACTATCAGAAGAAAAATTAAAACAACTAAAAGATGGCTATTTAGTAAACAATGTAAAAATTACATTGAAAAAATTAATTGAAAGTTCAAACAGTAATTGGATAGAACCTGAATGGGGATTTCCAAAAGGTAGACGTAATCATTTAGAATCAGACCTAGAATGCGCTTTAAGAGAATGGGAAGAAGAAACTGGTTATAGTAAAAAAAATATTAAAATTATTCAAAATGTTATTCCATATGATGAAATTTTTACTGGTTCAAATTATAAATCATATAAACACAGGTATTATGTTGCACTATTTACTTCAAAAAAACATAGTGATTCATGTGACTGTTTTGAAAAAACAGAGGTGGGTAAAATGGAATGGAAAGATATAAATGATGCTATTGAATCTATCAGACCATATAATATAGAAAAAATAGAAATTGTAAAAAAAATTCAATATATATTATCAACGTATATATTATAAATGAATAATTTACAAATAATTATCATATTAGTAACAGGATTTATTATTTTAAATGTTTATCATGATGGTAAATATATTGAATTAATAAAGAGTGGTAAAAAATATTATATTATGATCGGTTACGCATTTATTGGACTATCTATTTATTTACTAATTCAAAATAAACCAAATGATGGAGCAAAATTAATAAAGCATGCGACAAATATGATTAAATTTATGCCAATTGATAAAGATTCATCTGATTTACTTACTCCAACCCTAGATAGAGCCGCTCTCTATTTAGCAGAAAACGAAAATAAAAATAAAATCAACAATGATAATACATTATATAATTCAAAAAAACCCGAAGTAAATAAAGATAATACAAATAAAAAAAGTGTTAAGAGATCTGTAAGTGAAGCTAAAAAGAAATATGTAGCAGGAAGTCAAGGTTGGAATTGTGCTCACTGTAAAGAACAATTAAAACCTTGGTTTGAAGTAGATCATATAGTAAGATTAGAATATGGCGGTACAAATGATATTAGTAATTTAGAAGCTTTATGTCGTGAATGTCATGGTAAAAAAACAGCAAAAGAACATTTAAATATATTATAAATTAGTTATACTCTCATACCAATGTCGTAAATTAATGAAGCTAAATTAATACGAGAATAACTAACTATAATATTTTCTATTTTTTTAGGTAAATTCTTTGATATACAAATTTCTTTAATTTCTTTAATATGTTTTTTTCTTATTTTCATTTTCAATTGAACTACTTTTATATGTTGAAGTTTTCTACGTTTAATTAATTGTTGTTCTAATTCTTCAACGAAATGTACTATGTCACCATGTGTTAATTTCATTTTTTGTAATATCTTAAAATTAATTATACTATTATCACAATATAATGCTCTGTCTATAAAAGTTTTGTAATACTTACCTTTATCATAAGTATCTTTATTTTTTAAAAATTCAACTAAATCAAATTCTCTATTTATCGTATTTATTTTATTAACCATAAAATTATCTAGTTATATTAATATAATATTACTTCAATTTTATATTTTAAAAAATAAATAATAAATAATATTTATTATTTATTTATTATGGGCAATATTAATAGTATAAATAATTATAATACAATAACATTTGAAAATTTACATGATTATGTTAAAAATAAAAACTCTAATATCATTTTATTAAATACATTAAATAAAAATAATCAACAACATAATATAGTTAATACTATTAAAATAGAAACTGAAGAAGCTACAATTAATAATTTAATTAAAAGTGATAATAAAGATATAAGGATATATATTTATGGTAAAAATTGTTATGATATTACCGTATTTAATAAATATAACCAGCTTAAAAAACTAGGATTCAATAATATTTATATTTATTTAGGTGGATTATTTGAATGGTTATTATTACAAGATATTTATGGAAATGAATCATTTCCTATTATTGAAAATAATAATACTATTAATTTTTTATTATATAAACCAAATAAAACTTGCCATTAATTATTATACCATGACATATCTAAATATCTAGGTAGTTCATCAGCATAACTTCTACTTTCAACTGTATTTAAATTTGGTCCATTTGATAGAATTGAATTTATTTCATGAGTATTTATAGCTCTATTCCAATATGTTAAACTTGATAATTCACCATAATTTACACTACTACCAATATGCACAGAATCATAATTTAATTTAAATACATTATCATATGTATGTAATTTTTTTAATACACCATTTATGTATATATATAGTGTTGACTGTTTTGCTACTAATGTAACATTACACCATTTTTGTGTTGGTATATTAGGTACTACAATTGGAGATCTTCTAGCTGAAGGTCCTTCTATTGTATCCATGTATATTAATAATACTATACTATTATTACTCTGTACTCCACCATTGTCACTAATATCATTTACGTATGTATGTGATGCAATGTGATCAATAACTGATAAATATACTCCGGGGGCATTATTATGTAATTTAATATCATTTATAAGATGGTTATCACCTACTTTTTCTTCCATTGCTTGTGATCCTTTATGAAAAATATGTATTGCTTTCTTACTTCCACCAGAAGAACAATTATATGTTTGATCGACACCATTATTAATACCATTAAGACAATCGGTGATATTATATGCAGTAAAATTATCTGTAAACCAAGATAATTCAGGATTTATATTCAACCAAAATGACCATGTGTATTCAATACCAGTTAATGCGTTATTTGATAATAATAATGGTTTGGCACATTTTCTTCCTGTACAATCAGCATCATCATTAGGATTTTGAGAAAATTCTTTAATTTGATCACCTGCTATTTTTCCATTTAATAATGTTACTTCTGATGAACCTGGGGAATATATTAATGTCATTAACATAAAAATTATACGAATTACAATATAAATTCCTAATAATACTGCTAAAACAAATAATATTTGTCCACTTAATGTGTCTGTATTTATTACATTATTTACACTATCTTTTAAACTATCCATTTATATTATATATATATAGAATTATATTGTAAATTTTGCCGATGATCCATTTTTAGATAATTCTAAATTGAATTCATACCTATTTCCTCCATTATAATATATTGGATATTCATTCTTAAATATTCTATCAATTTCATTTTGCTGCATTTGATAAGGGAAAAATCTATGCGCTGATAAAATTGCATTATCTTTTGAAAAATTCGTTTGATTATCATCTAATGAATCTTTTCCATATAATACATCACCCCATGTCATATTTGAATTTATTAAAATTGATGCTGTTTCTCTAGTTTCTATTAATTTATTTTGCATATATAAATCTAATGTATCACCATTCATTACTAACCCCACAAATATCCAAGTATTCATAGGAAAGTTAGTACGTTCAATATGTAGATGTGGAGAAGATGTATTAGTATCAAATAAAGAAATATCTAAAACAGCATTGTCTTTATGGAAATCTATTATTAATGATTTTTTATTGTTGTCTGGTGACCTCGGGTTATGTTTTAATATTCTACCTGATTCTGGATATCTAATTTTTAACCAAAATAAATGTGTAAAATTTTTATAACTATTATTAAATTCAGTTGTGTTATAATTACTCTTTAACTCACTGTAAGTCTTAATTAATCCTGAACTATTTAAATCATAATCAGCTATTGTATAATTTCTATTAACACCAATATATAAGCCATATATTAATAAACAAAATAATAGTATTATAATTAGTAATTGAATCATTATATATATATTATAGGTTATTAATTTTATCTAATTCATCTAAATTTAATTCTCTAGAATAAAAAATCATTTTACTTAATGATATATAATCATTTCCTAAATTATTCGTATTTCCTATTGATATATTGTTAAATTTATAATCTAAATAATTTACCGGTTTTATAAATCTTATTTCTTTTATTAATTTATTATTATAATTAGTAACATTTTTTACTATATTAGATGATGGATCTATAATAGCTTTATTCATTGGAAAATTTATATTATTTGAATAAATATCTATGCCTTGTTTAGTAAAATTTAATAAGATATGATGCCATTTATATAAATTATTTGAATTAAAAATTATTGGAATTATATAACTATTACTATTATCATTATTTGTTATATAATTATTAAAAGAACTGTTTATAAATTTTAATAGTAATTGTTTTTCTTGATAATCATAATTAATTGTAAAATCTATATTACTACCTCTATTTGCCGATATATCTACTGTATTTAATTTTATTATATTATATGAAACATCACTTGTTGATTTTAATCCACTAGATTCTATATATATATTAAATGATAAAGCAAATGAATCTAATTTACTATAATCTAGATCATATGATTTTATAATATTTTCTTTATTACTATCAAACTGTATTATTTTATCAGATGGAATTAATGTTATTAATCCCGATGATTTTTCCATATTTTTTATAGACTCTAATTCAAAAGGCATTGGATTTCTTGTTAATAATACTGTTAAACAATATGTAAATATTACTATAGCAATTAATTTTAATGCGATACCTTGATCCTCTAACATATCAATTGATGTGTATACTATAATAAATATTACTATTAATAATGGTAAATATGATTTTGCCATTTCACTAAAAAATAATGACTCACTTTTAAATTTAGCAAATAATATAAACATTACACCAATAATAATTAATCCATAATATCTAGCTATTTTATTATTATTATTTCCTAATATTGATGTAAAATAAATATATCCTACTAATAAATTTAATACTATCATAGATATATATCTAAAATTATAAGCCGCATCTTCTGACTTTAAATAATAATAATTTTCATGATTTTTTAAAAAATATCCTGCAACATATCCATATAATAAAATTAATAATATTATATATACTAAAACTATCATATTAATATATTTATATATAATATTTAGTTAAACATTTCACGTTTATATTTAACTATGAATACTGAATTATTTTTGAATAATTATAAATTATTCTGGCAATATCCCGCTAAAACTGAATGGGCATTTTATCAACAAAATAAATCTAATTCTAATTATATTGGATTGCCTTGGGCTACATTTCATGATAAACGATATAACCTAGAAGTTATTTATAGATTAGTATTTCCTCATATTGATGAAACTAAATATTATTATACATGTTGTCAACATATTGCTTATAAAAAATTTATTCCATTATGGAAAGCATTAAATATTAATATTGTTTTTATTTCTCATAAACAAATAGGAGTAGATGTAATAGATGATATAAAATTTTTCCCATGTCCTTTATATGCTGTTAATATTGAAACCCTAGAATTTAATAAAACATTTAATAATATTAATGTCGAAAATTATGAAAAAACATTATTATATAGTTTTATTGGTGGATATCAACCTAGAGATTATATGAATAATATAAGACAACAAATATTTAATATGAAACACCCCGAAAATACGGATATTGTAAATACTGGTATATGGCATCTTAATGATTTAGTTTTTTCAAAAGCACAGAATTTTAGTGGTGATATTAATAAACCTATTGATTTTGATTATAAAACAAATTATTATAACTTAATGTTATTAAAAAGTAAATTTACTTTATGTCCTAGCGGTTCTGGACCTAATAGTATAAGGTTTTGGGAAGCACTTGCCGTAGGTTCTATACCAATATTATTATCTGATACATTAGAGTTACCATATCATGAATTATGGGATGAGGCTATAATAAGAATACCTGAAAAAGATCTAGAAAAAATCTATGATAAAATTTGTTTCATAGAAAAAAATATGGTGACAAAAATGTCCAAAAATTGTATTAAAATATATAATGATTTTAAAAATAATTATGTAGGGACATTTAATAAACAGATATTACATTATTGTGATGGATGTTATGAGATGGGAAATATTGGTGGTGTAGCAAGATATGATTATCAAATAAAATTAATATATCCACAAAGAATTTTTATAAAAGGACCCCAACATAAATATAATTTAATCACCCTACTGGAAATTTATAAAAATAATTGTATAATAATTACAGATAATCATTTATCATGTGATATACCAAATGTATATAATATATTTTTAGTACATCATGGTTGTGCTAAAACTACTGCTTTAAGAAATCCAGATTGGCCTGAACCGTATAGATCATTATGTGTAAATGGTCAAAATAAAATGTTAAAATACCGTGATCCTAATACTACTAAAATTATTTCTATATCATCAGCATGTAGTGATGATTTTATTAATTATTATCAAGAAGACTATAATAAATATACAAGAATAGATATATTTCATCCAAGTGAATTAGATGAAAATATTTATAAAACAACATTTAATATTAATCCAATTGTATTAGGAAATTGGACACATGTAAAAAAAGGTAAAAATTTAATACCCTCCATAAAAACAAATTTGAAGACCTTTTCTTTTAGACAATTAAAGATTCCAATGACAACTGATCCAACTATTCATAATAAAAATAAACAAAAAATATATTGTGAATCCGATATATTTTTACAAATATCTAATAGTGAAGGAAATTCATATGCTTCATTAGATGCTATGTTATGTGGATTGGTTATTGTAGCTTCAAATGTTGGATTATTTTATAAAGATGTACCTGATGATTGCTTTGTAAAATTAGAATGGGAAAAAAATAATGATATTAAATATGTAGAAGAAAAATTAAAATATGCTTGGGAAAATCGTGATAAATTATCTAAAAATGCTAGAAACTGGTATTTAAATAATTATAGCTTTTTAGAATGGAAAAAGCAAATGTATAATATAATTTAAATAATATATAAATATAACTTTAATATTTATTAAATGATTAAAATTGGAACTAATTATGGAGGATGGTATATACCTTGTGATATATCATTGAATTCTAATAGTATTATTTATTCAGCTGGGGTAGGAGAAGATATATCGTTTGATATTAAATTAAATGACAAATATAATTGTAATATTATATTAATAGATCCAACCCAACGCGCTATTAAACATTTTAACGAAATTAAAACTTTTTATAATGAAAAAAACCATAATTTTACAGGAAACATACAAAATGATTACATTAATTGTATTAATAGTTGTAATCCTAATTTTACTAAATTTAAATATATAGATGTAGGAGTTTGGAAATGTAAAGATATACTAAAATTTTATAAACAATCTAATGAAAATTATGTTTCACAATCTTTAATTAGTAATATGTTTACAGATAAATATGAAGAAGTTCATGTAAATAGTATTAAAAATATAATGGAAGAACATAATCATCGTCATATAGATTTACTAAAAATAGATATTGAAGGTGCTGAAATTGAAGTATTAGAACAAATGTTATTAGATAATATTAAACCTACATATTTATTAGTAGAATTTGATTTATATTTAAAAAGAAAAGATTCAGATAATAAAACTAAAAATATTATAAATAAATTATTAGAACATTATTATATTTTAATAAATGATAATATGAATATTACATTTAAATTGAAAAATTAAAAAGTATAAAACTAGTTAATTTTATAATTATATTATAATCCTTATATAAAATATTTTTTAATTGATAATGAAAACTATTATACCCATTTTCATTATGGATATATGATGAAAACTACTTAAAATCAAAAAAAATACTGAGTAATAGCTTTACGCAACCCTTCTCTAATTATATTACCTCTATGTATATAGGTTGTATCTACTAAAACTATTGTTCCTTTTTTACCTATTATATTATGTAGTTTTAATGCTTGATTTTTATTTATTAAATCGTTTACAGTTTCATCAGCAAAACGAGTATTATAATTTTGAGTTCTTGGTTTTGGATAACCTATGTATTTTTTACTTGAATTCGTTATAAATTGAAAATTACCATTATTTTCATTTACATCTGTTAAATACATCAACGCTTTAAATTGACAATCATGATTATCACGATGCCAACCTGCTCCACTATTTGTTATAATCCCTTCTTTGAATTCTACTTTATTTATTAAGGTTTTTTTATTAAGATTAGATTTATATGCTTTTGCACACTCTGAAAATAAATTATTATCATAAAACAATTCTTTAATTGTATTAGAATAATTCTCGGCATAGAATATTCGCTCATCATTAGAACATTCTTCTTTTTCTGATTTCTCTATTAGATTTTGCTTGGTGTTAAATATATTATCATATTCGTCTTCAAGCTTATTAATAGTTGATAAATCAAAGTAATCTGTTAATATACAAATACCATATTTTTTTAATAACTTTATTAGCATATTAGATCTTGGTTTTATTATGTTACAATCTATTGTAGGCAATACTTTATTTTGTAATAGCGATAGAGTTGCATCTATATAATTATTATTATGTAACCAAATTATAATATTAAATTCATCTTCAATATCATGATGTATATTAGAATGTTTATTATTATTTATATTTACATATTGATGTTGTTTATTTTCTTCTTCATTTAATGAATAATGTGTAATAAAAATATTTTTATTATTATTAAGTAAACAGCGCATTATTCCGTGAATACCCATTCTTGGGAGTTTATTTATTTTATAATTACATCCATTTCTTTTTAAAAAATCGTTGTATTTTTTTTTATCAGAATGATTAGCTAATATAATATTATTCGGGTCTTCAATTTTCTTGTAAGTATTTTGAAATTTTGTTAAATGATCATTATCAATATTAAAGTGTTTATATTTTTCAGCAATATTTTTATCGTCTTTATTCGAATATACATGATTATTCATTATTCTAATATATTGTTTTGTTCCATTGTTATTATTTGGAAGATTAAAATTAAATCTTATATTTTTTTCAAAGCTATCTAGAATATCATCTATATTTATATTTTTTAAAGGTTTACTACCTATTATTAACATATATTATTTCTTAATAATAATATTATATAAATAATCTTTAATAGTTAAAGTATATAGAATATTAATAATGTGGAAATATTATCTCAGCGGTATAATTAGTATGTCTATTATATTTAATCATTTTTAATGGAACTATATTCCATTTCACGTTATATAACTGGACTATTGTATTTTCAATATGTGTGGCGTTTGGATGAATATTTGGAGTTAGGGATCCCAAATAAACACTAGGCCTAAACTCATATACATTTTTCAAGTTTTGACACATATATAAATTATAGACTTCACTACCTAAACCTAAAAATAAATTTTCAACCGAGCCTAATATTTCAATTGTATGAGCAAAATCTATATCCTCTAAATTTATGACTTGTAAATTTTTATAAGTTTTTTTTAAATGTTCTATATATGAATCTATATTTATATAGTGTCGGTATGAATGAACTTTATATTTATCTGGCAATTTTCTTTTTATAATAACATTTTTATATTCAACATTCTGCCTCATCTTACAATTTCTAGACCAATATTCTTTCAGTCTGTAAAAAGCTAAACTACTAATATTTTCTTGATCAATAAATCCTTTTTGGTGATTTAATTTCACACCTATTAATAAATTATTTAATGTAGAGGTACACGATTCAATTAAATTGCGTTCTTTATCATTTTTTAAAAGATTTTTAATATTAAAATTATGTGAATAATAATTAGTCTTTTGAATATTTATTATTTCACAACTGTATGGTTTATTTTCTATTATCTTTATATTAAATGTAGGTAGTATTTTGTTAAATAAATCATATGTATAGTGATCGGTTTGTTTGATGATAAAATACGTATTTTCATCTACATGATTTTCGGATAAATAAATTACAAAAGGAAATATAATATCACGATAGAAATGACCAAATACTATCGGATAACGATTTACATTCTTGCCAATATTTGTTCCTTCTCCATGATTAAAATGTATATAAATATTTTTCATATATATATATATTTACTTTTTTAATGTATTTTTTACGGCGTTATCCTTCAAATTGTTTTCTAGGTCCAGGTTCATATTGCGTAGTACCTTCTATAGCGTTTTATATATTTAAACATATAAAACGCTGACTTAATTTTTTATTATATATGCTGTAGGCGTTCTTCCCCATAATAATGTTTTAATATTTAAATTAGGATGTTCATTTAAAAATTTATCTACAGCATTTGATTCAGTCCATTTTTCACATGCATATTCATCAAATACAATAATACCTCCTCTTACAATTCTATCATATAACATATTTAATGAAGCATATGTTGGTTTATCTATATCTAAATCTAAATACAAATATGATATTCTAAATCCAGGATTTTTTTCTAAATAAACTGGTATAGTTTTTTCAACATCTCCTTCAATCAATTGATAAATATCTGTATTAAAACCCATTCGCGTATTTGTTAGTTTCATTTTATTAATAAACTCCGATATATCATCTGTGGAAATACCGTTTTCCATATTAATACCTGAATTTGTATAGTATTCATCTAATTTAACATTATTATTTGTTAATGTTTCTTTATAATTATTTGATTCTGAAAATAAATCAAAACCTATTACTTTTTTATTAGAAGCAGGTATAAATATTTCTCTTAATTTTAAAAGTTGCGCTATGCCTGTTCCTTTGAATACCCCTATTTCCACAATATCACCAGGCAATTCCAAAGAGATCCTAAAAAAATGCTCTCTTACCAAAAATTTTCTTAATCTTTCAATATCTTTATTTAAAAAAAAACCATTATATAAGTCCCATTCATCAGTAGTATCAATAAATTTTTTTAGATTTTCCATTTTAAATACATATAAATATAAATATGTATTTATATAATTATTTTCTTAATGTACCTTTTTTATAGTTTTCTCCTTCAAATTGTTTTCTTGGACCTGGTTCATATTGTGTAGCACTTTCTATAGCTTTTATACCTTTTACTAATTTAATTAATCCATCTGGTTCTATACTACTGGTTTGATCACTTCCCCATAAATTTCTATCTAATGTTATATGACGTTCTACCCATTCAGCACCTAATGCTACAGCAGCATAAGTTGTAACTAATCCATATTCATGTCCACTATATCCTATCACCTTATTTGGATACTCTTTTTTTAAATGTTCTATATATCTTAAATTTAAATCTTCTGGTGGGCAAGGATATGTTGAATTTGTATGCATAATTACATCTGGATTTGCGACCTCTACAGCAACTTTAATTTCTTCTTCTGTACTCATACCTGTACTCATTATTACATAATCAAATGCTTCTCTAGTTGCTTTCAATAGTGCCAGGTCATTTATTACTGGACTACCTAATTTAGCTATACGGGTATATTTTGCCATTAAATTAACGCTATCTACATCCCATACACTAGCAAAAAATTCTATTCCTATTTCTTTAGAATATTCACATAATTCTTTTATTTGTTCTTCGTTAAACTCTAATTTATATTTATATTCTAAATACGTCATCTCACCCCAAGGTGTCTTTCTCATTACAGATTTTTGATTTTCTGGAACGCATACATCAGGGTTACGCTTTTGTATCTTTGCATAATCACATCCTGCTACTTTTGATAACATTATTAATCTCTTACATTCTTCAATTGAACCATTATGATTAATTCCAATTTCTGCAATAATTTTAACCATTAGTAATACTTGTATATTTTATATTATTAATCTTTTATATATATTTTTTTTTGTATAAATAAATATCATTTTATTTATTATAAATATGGCACAATTTAAAAATGCCGATGAAAGAGCTTTAGATTTACAAGCTAAATTATCAGCCCTACAAGCTGAAAACAAAAATTTAAGAAAGAAAATAGAAAATATTGAATTAGTAAAAAATAATGCGAGTGAAAGAATAGAACAATTTGTAGAAAAATGGTATGAAGAAAATAAAGATTTAGTTGATTTAGGTGAAATTGAAATTTGCGGTAGATATAAAGTTGATTTAATTCCGGATGAAATGGAAAAACGTATTTATGCTAAGATGTTAAAAATTGTATATGCGTTTTTAGGAAGAGGTATGATATAAATTTTATTTTATTTTATTTTATTTTATTTTATTTTATTTTATTTTATTTTATTATATAATATAATATAATAATGTCAAAATTTAAGGACATCTTGGTAAACCCGGGGGATGAAGGCTACGAGCCGTTATCGCCCAAC